GGGCGGGGCCTTGGCGGGGATGTTCGCCGCGCGTCACGTTTTGCGGGGTGAGCGCGAGCGCCGACAGGAAGCGATTTCGGTGGCCATCGAAAGTTACGACCGGAACTTCGTCCCTCTCAGCGTCGAGCGGGTGATTTCCGATCCCGAAAGGAGGGGCTGATGAAGTATCCAAAGACGATTGTCGCGCGACATGGGGCGGATAGCGAGGTGCTGTGGGTCGGGGATTTCCAGACGCCGCGCATCATGGATCGCCGTAAGCCGGACCTCGTGCCCCTCTCGATTGGAATGGTGCACGGGTTTCAGCCGTCTCGGGGACCTGCGCCGGTCATTGGCGCGAGGCCCCGTGCCCGTCGATCCGGTCTGCGGCCTGCAGGAGATCATGAGCCAGACGTCGTGCTGTGTCCGCTGAAAGCCGGAATTGGTGCGCGTGCTCTGGTGGCACTTGCGCGCCTGTTCGGGATTCTGGTCCGCCCGAGTCGTAGAGGCGCAGCAGAATGAGGTCGGCGTTCGGAAAATTCACCTCTGCCAGCCGCGCGCTGTCCACGAAGGCGCTGACCGGCTGGTTGGGGGTGAGATACAGCAGCCCGTCCGGCCCTGTCGTTATGCGCTTATCCTTCAATTCCAGTGTCCTTTCGGTTGTACCCGATCACTCTGGCACGCCTTGCGCGGCGCGCCAAGGAAACGAGGTTGCGCATGGCTGACCTGCGGCGCCTCGTGAACAGCCAGATGTCGGCGCTGATCGACGGCCAGTATGGCTGTCTCGACGCCGCCGTCGAGGCGATCAACGCCCGGAGCGGCCAGGGGGTGTGCAAGGGCACGCTGTCCAAGCGGCTCGCCTGCCAGTTCGGCTGGCCGGTCGATGACGTGATCGCGCTGGAGGATGCCTGCGCGCGCCACCCCGTCACCCGGCTGATGGCGCGGCGCATGTCGGGCGGGGCCGAGACGGCGGGCGGCTCGATGCTGCTGCATGCCGGCGCGATCGCCGCTGAGGCGGGCGATGCGGTCAACGCGATCCTCGCCGCGCAGCAATCGCAGGCCGCGCATGACGGCGCGCAGGCCGTGGCGGAGATCGACGAGGCCATCGAGGCGCTGCGCCGGGCGCGTGGCGTGGTGATGGCGCAGGGAGGGGCAAAGTGATGCTGGATCGTCTGCCTGATCGCGCGCCGCGGCGCAGCCTGCCGCCCGGCTGGGGGGCCCCGCATGACAATCGCCTGCGCGACACGGGCGGGCGGTATCGCGAGATCGCGGCGATGGCAGATGATCTGGGCGTCGAGACCCGCGTCCTGATCGCGCGGCACCACCGGCTGCGCGCCGAGAGGGTGCCGCCGGTGCCCGAGCCCGTGATGGGGCCGGCGGAGCTGGCGGTGCGCGACCTGGTCACGCCGATGGCGCGGGTGATCCTGCGCGAGATCGAGTCGCGCGGCGCGGCGACCTATGCCGAGCTTGAGTTGGCGACGGGCACGCAGCGCCAGCTCATCTACAAGTGCCTGCGTCGGTATGAGCTGCTCCTGCTGGATCACGGCTGGCGGCTCAGGCGCAGCACCAAGGCCGGGCGCGCCGTGGTCAGGTTCTGGCTGGAGGCGGCGGCATGAGGGGGGCGCTGGCGGCATGGCGCGCGCGGGGCCGCGTGACTCTGATCGACAAGCTGGCCGACGTGGCCTCGGTGCCCGAGCTGGACGGTATGCGCGCCGCGCTATCGGCGCGGGGCGTCGAGTTGAACGATGACGAGGCAGGGGCGTTCGCCCGCCGCCGCGTCGAGTTGCAACGCGAGGGCAAGTCATGACGGTTCCCGGCTTTCTCTCCTCCCTGCCGGGGGAAGACCGGGGCGGCTCTCCTCCTCCCTGCCGTCCCGGTCGAGATTCCTACCGCGCGGGGAGACGGTGCGCGCGGACCTCCCTGTTGGACCTTTCCCCGGCCTTGTGCCGGGGAGCCTTTCCGCCGCTCTTCGAGCGGTGCTGTCTGTCTATCGGGCGCGGGTCTTCTTTCCTTCTCCCGTGTCAAAGCCACACTCCGGACAGCATCGCTCCGAGCGCGGCGGCGCTCACGTTTACCAAGGCCATGCGCGCAGGGTGGGCCGCGTGGGGCAACCAGGTGGGCAAATTAGAGGAGGCATCATGAGCCGATTGAGCGCAGAGGAACAGCGGCTGATCGAGCAGGCGCTGGCCGAGGGCCGGGTGACGCATTGCCCCACGGGCGCGTCGGCCTTTGCCGTCGAATACCGCTGGTGTGACAAGGCGCGGACGCTGGTGCCGGTCGATGGCAATGGGATGAACTGGCGGGGCGGGGCGTCGTTCAACGCGCATCGCAACGCCCGCGACAAGCGGGTCTGGGAGCGGCGCGGCAAGGTCAAGCAGATGATGCTCGAGGGCGTGCACGCAAAGGAAATCGCGGGGCGCCTCAAGGTGCCGCTGGGCACGATCTACGACGATGCGCGGCGGTTGGGGCGGTCGTTCCGCGACGTGGCAGAGGGGGTGGCGTGATGCCGAGATATACAGCCGAGAACACGAAGGGATGTGATGTCCGGGTGTTCGTGGATGGCGAAGAGGTCGAGGGCGTGCTCGAGGCCGATGACGATCTTGGCTTCGTGGTGCGGCGCACCAAGGAGCCGGGCCGGTTCCGCGAGTTGCTGGTGGGTATCGTCACGGTCGATCTCAAGCGGAGGGACGGCTGATGGACAGGCCAACGCAAGATCGCGCCGCGGCAACGCCGGGGCATATCACCGTCGCCGAGGGTCTCCGGCTCTACGGTGCGGTGGTGACGGCCGCGCTGCTCGTGCGCGCGATGGCGCCCCGGATCGACGACGACGGCCGCCTGTCGCTGGACGGGCAGTGGGCGGACGATTTGTCGCTGGTCGCGCTCGCGCTCGACGATGTGCTGGGCGGCGATGAGGGGGGACGGGTGATGGTGGCATCGACGTTGGGGCGCGCGCCTAGGCGCCCCGGACCGACCGACGCGGAGCTTGCTGAGAAAATCCGGGACGCCGTCGCGGCGCTGAACTTGGCACTGCACGACGGCCATCAACATGGCCTGTTTGTGGAGGTGGAAATTCAAGGTGTCCGGTGCCTGCAGGACTCGCGCGACATGCCTGTGGTCGAAGCGAAGATCGCGAGGACGCTGTGACCAGCCGCGTGGATATCCTCGACTCGGCGCTTCAGTTCGTCACGGTGGACCGCGCCGCCACGCATGGCGCGGCCGAGGACAGCTTTGCCCGGATCGCCGCGATCTGGTCGCTGCGCCTCGGGGTCGAGATCACGGCGGCGCAGGTCGCGCTGATGATGGTGGATTTCAAGACAGTGCGGGCGTGGGCCAATCCGGGCCACGCCGACAATTACGTGGACATAGCGGGCTATGCCGCCCTGGCGGGCGAGATCGCGAGCGGGGAGGGCTGACACAATGAAAGACGGGCTGGAGCATATCAGCGGGCCGCTGCGCAACGTGGTCGAGGAAGCGATCCAGGCGCGGGCGCAGGAGCGGATAAACGAGCACATCATGGCCATATATGATCTGCTCGTCGCGTCAAAGGCACAGCATCCGGTTGGTGAGGCGCTGTGCGAGGTTCTCGAAATGATGGAGGCAGGCCCGCCGCGCGAGGCGTTCCTGTCACGGCTGCGCGAGGATGCCGAGCACTGGGCCGACGTCGCCCTGCCGCTGGAGCTCGAGGCCTATGTCGGGGCCGGGCTGCGGCGCATCGAGCGGGTGGAGTTTGCCCCCGCGGCGCGCAAGCGGCTGTTCGTGGCGCTGTGGGCGTCGACGGGCACCGAGGAGCGGCGGCGATTCCTGTCGCGCGTCGATCCCGATGGGCAGTTCGTGCGGAGGGCGGGGTGATGCCGTTTACCAAGGCGGACGAATCCGGCGCCCCAATCCCCGACCCCGGCTTGCACGGGAACGGCATAAACTGCCCGGCCTGTGAATTGCGCAGGGAGCGATTGGTGGCAGATGCCGCGATGGACCAATCCGTGGCCTGCAATTTCTGCGGCGGCACTGGTCGCGTCGGTCGCGCGGTTGCCGAGATCGTCAGGGAGGCCGTCGAGTGGGCCGCGCGTCATTATTGGCCGGAACGGATAGCGCGATGGGGTGAAGCCGACTCATGACAGACGATCCGTTCGCCGACCTGGACCCGGTGCCCGAGGAGGCGGCGGAGGACCTTTCCGCGCCGCCGCCCGAGGACAGTATCGCCATGGCCTCACGGCTGGAGCGCTGCGCCGCGCTGCCGCTCAACGATCACGGCAACGGGCAGCGATTCGTCGTGCATTTCGGGCGCGACACGATGTTCGTGCCCCGGGTGGGGTGGTTTACCTGGGACGGCAAGGTCTGGCGCAAGGATGATGACCAGCTCAGCATCCGGGGCCGGGCGCAGCGCCTCTCCGACCTGATCCTGCGCGAGATGCATTACCTGCCCATGCCCGAGGTGGAGCGCACGCTGCTATCGGAGCGGGGCGATATCCGCGCGCGGCGGGCCGAGCTGGAGGCCGTGCCCAAGGCGGACCGCTCCGACGAGCAGCGTGCCGAGCTGGGCGAGCTGCAGCGCAAGTGCGACGCGCTGGCCGAGATCGAGAAGCGCCACAAGGCCACGCGCGCGCGGCACCGCAGTTTTGCCAACAAGACCGGTAACACCAACAGCATCGGAAATGCCATCAAGGAGTCGTCGGTCACGCTGGCGCAGCCTTTCGATTCGCTGGATGCCGCGCCTTTCGATGTCAACTGCGAGAGCGGCGTGCTGCGGTTCAGCGTGCTGGACATGAGCGACGAGGGCGCGGGGCGCATGGCGCGGGTGGACCTGGTGCCGCACGAGCGCGATCAGCGCATGTCCAAGATCATGCCGGTCGAGCATGAGCCGGACGCCCCGCGACCCCTGTTCGATGCGTTCCTGGAGCGCGTGCAGCCCGACCGCGAGATGCGCGAGTTCCTGAAGCGCTGGCTGGGCCTGTCGATGACCGGCCTGCCGATGCAGCGGCTGGTGTTCTTCTACGGCGGCGGGGCCAACGGCAAGAGCGTGCTGGTGGACCTGGTGGCCAAGATCATGGGCAATTATGCCGCCACGGCGCGCATCGAGAGTCTGACCGGCCAAAACAGGCGCGGCGGCGGCGATGCCACGCCCGACCTGATCCCGCTCATGGGGGCGCGGATGGTGCGCACCAGCGAGCCCGACGAGGGCCAGCGCCTGCAGGAAGGCCTGATCAAGGAGCTGACGGGGGGAGAGCCCATCCAGGTGCGCGGCCTTCATTCCGATTTCATCGAGGTGCGCCCGATCTTCAAGCTGACGATGAGCGGCAACCACAAGCCCGAGATACGCGGCACCGACGATGGCATCTGGCGGCGCGTCATGCTCGTGCCGTTCGATGTGCAGATCCCGGAGAGCGAGCGCGACCCCGACCTCGGAAGGAAGCTGTGGGAAGAGCGGTCCGGTGTGCTCAACTGGCTGGTCGAGGGGCTGTGCGACGCGCTGGAGCGCGGGCTCGACCCGCCCGCCACGGTCACCGAGGCGACGCGCGAGTATCGCGAGGAGAGCGACCCGATCGGCCTGTTCCTGACCACCTGCTGCGTGGTGACGGCCGAGCCCGGCGACGTGATCACCAGCCGCGACCTGGGCCATGCCTTTGCCTTCCACCTGATGGAGCGCGGCATGACGCCCTGGCGCGACGCCACCTTTGCCAAGCAGATCAGCGCCAAGAGCCGACACTGGCGCCACCCCGAGACCGGCCTGATGTTCGAGCGCGGCAAGCGCAGCATCACGCAATACCTGGGCCTGCGGTTCACCGATGCGTTCCGGCGCCGGTTCGAGGCCGCGCCCAAGGACCACAACGGCAAGCCCATCGGCACGGCCTTTGGCGGGGGCGATGCCGTCGCCCCGGACCCCGATCCGTCCTTCTGAGGGAAGCTAGGGAAGGTAGCGCGGCGGCGAGGGAAGGTAGCGCACTAAGGGGTGCGGGGGGAAGATTGAGGGATTGCAGGGGGTTACGATGCGGCGAGGGAGGCTAGGGAAGCTGGGGAGGGTAAATCCGGCCTACACGTATGCGCGCGCGCGTGAAGGGGGTGTGGCCCTGTTTTGTGGCAAACGGAAAAATATAGAACTTTCCGCAATATCCTTCCCTACCTTCCCTAGCTTCCCTGACGAGGAAAAAAGAGAAGCAAAGGCAAGGGGTTATAAGGGTGGCTTTCGTTCCGGCTTGCTTCCCTCCGAGGCCCCCTTGCTTCCCCAGCTTCCCCACGAAATCAACATATAGAGGTGACGGGCAAATGGGACACAAGATTGGCAGCGCTGTGATCTGCGTGGACACGTCCGGGGTGGCGCGGGTCGTGATGTTCAACGCGGCGGTGGCGTATCCGCGTCTCGAAGGTGAGGGTCGGCGCTGTGCCGATATCCTCGCCCGGGCCACGCCCCCGCCCGAGTGCGGCCCCGAGATGATCGCCGCCCCGGGGCGTGGCCCGACCGTGGCGATGGCGCTGCGCGAGGTGGTGCGGGGCGAGGATGGCGCGGCGCGGGTGATCAGCACGGGCTATTCGGGTCGCAAGCCCGCACGCGCCGCCGATGCCTTCGATCTCATGGAGGATGACAACCGCCGTGCCCATCGGCGGGCCGGGGGCAAGGGCCAGCCCGTGCCGCTCTTTACCGTGGGCCAGGTGCTGGCGGGTCGCGAGTATGCCGCGCTGGTCGAGCGGGTCAATTCCTCGGGCCTGTCCTGTGCCGGGGTCGAGGCGGCGGGGCGCGGCGACGGCACGGGCGGCGGGCGGCAGGAGGCGGTGTTTCGCGATATCGAGCGGCTGCGCCTGCTGCGCCACCGGATCGGGGATGGCATCGCCCGCGAGATGCGCCGCTATCGCCCCGGCGACGGGCGCCGCGCGATCCGGTGTCTCACCCTCGTTGACGATGTCTGCGTCAAGGGTCGGTCGTTGGAGGCCGTGCTCGAGGCGCATGGATGGTCGGTCCACGCCAAGTATCGTGCCGGTTTGCGCACCGCACTATGTAGCGCGCTCGACAGGATGCGGGGGTATGGCCTCGTGCGGCCCACAAGATAGGCGTTGACAGCTTAGTCCCGCCGGATGTAAAGAACTTGATATCATCTACAGGTGCGCCCGGAGCGGAGACCCCGCTGCCGGGCGTTCCCATGTCCGGGTGGAGCAGCGGTAGCTCGCGTGGCTCATAACCACGAGGTCGGCGGTTCGATCCCGCCCCCGGCAACCAGATCACAAGAGGTGCGAATGGGCAGGCTTCGGTCATTGGGTGATCGGGTCGGCACGCTCGCGCCCAAGACCAGGCGGCTCGAGCTCGACCACGACACGGCGCGGCGCTCGATCGAGTGGCGCAAGTGGTATGGCCTCGCGCGCTGGAAGGCCAAGCCGCACGGTCTGCGCTGGCAGTGCTTCGTGCGCGACGGGTTTACATGCCAATGGCCGGGATGCGGCAGGGTGGAGCCGGACACGTCAAAGCTGGTGGCGGATCACATCGTGCCGCATCGCGGGGATCATCGGTTGTTCTTCGATCTGAACAATCTGCAGACGCTCTGCAAGGACTGTCACGACACACACAAACAGCGCGCCGAGCGTGCGCCGGGGGTAGGGGGGGTCTAATCTCTACGATCCGCGCGCCGTGGAGACCGGCGGCCATATCACGCGGAGAATTTTTTCTATGGCTGGGAAATTTCGGGATGATCGGGCTACCGACCTTTTCGGGAACCCCGTCAGGGAGAACCACGGGCAGCGTGGGCGGCCTCCTCTTCAGCTGACCAATGAGCACCGCGACATGGTGCAAGCCGCACTGGCGCGCGGCTGGGGCGGCCAGAGGATCGCGGATGCGGTGGGAATCTCGCTCGCCTCGCTCAAGCGATATTTTAGAGCCGAGCTGAGGGAGCGGGACGTGATGCGCGACCGGATGGAGCTGGCCGCGAATGCGCGCCTGATCCGCGCCGCGATCGGGGACGGCAACATGACCGCGATGAAGCAGCTGCGCGAGCTCATGGAGAAGGATGCCCTGGTCGGGCAAAAGCAGCGCTTCGAAAAGGAACAGCGCGAGCGGCGCGAAGCGGGCATCGGCACGGAAAAGCTCGGCAAGAAAGAGGCCGCGCAGCGCGATGCCGAGAAGGCCGTGAGCAACGAGGGATGGGGCGACCTGCTGCCCTCGCCGGAGCGGATGCAGTGAAACGATGAACGCGCCGCTTGTTCGGGAGCGCTGGAACACGGCGCTGCCCGATTGGGAAGACAGGATCAGGGAGCGGCGCTCGCTGGTGCCGGACCTGCCGCTGCATGACGAGACGGCGGATCGCGCGCTCGAAATATTCAAGCGCCTTCGGGTGCCTGACCTTATAGGTCTGCCAACCCATGGCGAGGTGTGCGACGAGTGGGTGTTCAGCTTGGTGCGTGCGATCTTTGGGTCATATGACCCCGAGACAAAGCGGCGGGCGCTGCGGGAATTCTTCCTGCTGATCCCAAAGAAGAACGGCAAATCCTCGATCGCGGCAGCCATCATCGTGGTGGCCTGCCTGATGAACGAGCGGCCCGAGGCCGAGCTGCTGCTGATCGCGCCGACCATGACGATCGCGAAGATCGCGTTCAAACAGGCCCGCGGCATAATCAAGGCGGATGTCTGGCTCGACAAGCTGTTTCTCATCCAAGACCACCTACGGCTCATCACACATCGCCTGATGAGGTCCGAGATCGCGGTCAAGGCGGCGGACAGCGACGTGATCACCGGCGGCAAGGCGACTTATACGCTGATCGACGAGACGCACGAGTTCGCACGCAAGAGCCGTGCCGAGGGCGTGTTCGTCGAGCTGCGCGGCGCCCTTGCATCGCGGCCCGACGGGTTCCTGATGCAGATCACGACGCAGTCCAAGACCGCGCCGTCCGGGGTGTTCAAGAAGGAACTGGATCGCGCCCGCGCGGTGCGGGACGGTCGCCTGCAGCTGCCGGTTCTGGCGGTGCTCTACGAGTTGCCGCCGTCGATGGCGAAGAAATGGCAGGATCCTGAAACCTGGCCGATGGTGAACCCGAATCTCGGGCGATCCGTCGATCCGGAGTATCTGTCCGACCAGCTGATCCAGGCGAGGGAGGACGGGGAGGGATCGCTGCACCTGCTCGCCTCGCAGCACTTCAACGTCGAGATCGGCGTGGGGCTCGGGGGCGATTGGCAGGCGGCGAAGCACTGGGCGGCAGCCACGACCGAGCGGGTGACGTTCGAGGATTTGCTGGAGCGGTGCGAGGTGATCGTGGCGGGCGTCGATGGCGGCGGCCTCGATGACCTGTTCGGGCTCAACTTCACGGGCCGGGATCGGGAGACCAAGAACTGGCTGGCGTGGTTCCATGCCTGGGCACACCCAGAGGTTCTGGAGTTGCGCAAGGAGATCGCGCCGCGGCTGCGGGATTTCGAGGTGGCCGGCGACCTGACAATTCTGGGCAAGGACAACCCGACACAGGACATCGAAGAGGTCGCGGACCTGGTCGAGCGAGTCAGCGTCGCGGGGCTCTTGCCCGAGAAGGATGCCATCGGGGTGGACCCCTACGGCATTTCCGCGCTGCTCGACGAGCTGGTCGCGCGGGGGATCACGGATGACCAGATCGTCGGCATCCGGCAGGGCCCGGCCCTGTCGCCTGCGATCTGGGGGGTCGAGCGCAAGCTCAAGAACGGAACGTATCTGCACGGCGGCCAGCCGATGATGGACTGGTGCCTGGGCAACGCGAAAACGGAAACGAGGGGATCGGCGGTCATGATCACGAAATACACGGCAGGACGCGCCAAGATCGACCCGCTGATCGCGGGGCTGAACGGGTTCCAGCTGATGTCGCGGAACCCCGTCGCGGCTGGCGCGGCCGTGTTTGAATACGCGGGTATGTGATCATGGGCCTGCTCGATCTCTTCCTTCCCGCGCGTGGCGGTCGCGGCGCTGATGTCGAGACCACCCGCGTAGAGCCGCCGCTGGTGTCGGCGGGCGATGTGCAGAGCGAAAGCCAGTGGAAAACCTTTGCGGTGCCGGACGTATCATCGCGCGCCGGTGTGAAGGTCAACGAGACAAGCGCCCTTTCGATCCCGGCGACGCTGGCAGCACTGCGCATTCTGACCGGCGTGTTCGCGATGACGCCGGTGCACTACTACGAACGCGGGGAACGTGGCCGGAGAAACATGGACTCGCTGCCAGAGGCGCAGTTGTTCCGGGCGAATCCGAATAGCCACCAGACGCCATTCTCGTTCATGGAACTGGCGCTTGCCGACCTGCTGCTGGCCGGGGACTTCTACGGCTACGTGAGCCGCAACGCGCGCGGAGAGCCGACGGTCCTGACCCGCCTCAAGCCCGGCACGGTGTCGGTCTCGGAATACTTCGACCGCGAGGTTGGCACGGTTCTGTTCTACGATGCGACACTGCCGGATGGCATGTCGGGGCGGTTCGCGTCGCGCGAGATCATGCATGTGCCCGGATTTAGCCGGAACGGCATCCATGGACTGAGCCCGATCAAGTATGCACGAGAGGCGCTCGGGGCCTCGATCGCAACATCGAACCACGCGGCGAACTTCTGGAGCAAGGGTGGCCGTCCCTCGACGGTCCTGCAAACCAAGGCAAAGGTATCGACGGAGGACAAGGGGCGCATCCGCTCTGACTGGACCAATCTCTACAGCGGGTCGGACGGCGACCGTGTTGCGGTGCTGGACCAGGACCTGTCGGCGCAGTTCCTGTCGCATGACATGAAGTCAAGCCAGTTCCTGGAGACGCGAGAATTCCAGGTCGTGGACCTGGCGCGCATCTGGGGCGTTCCGCCGCACCTCATTTTTGATCTCGGCAAGGCGACGTTTTCGAACATCGAGCAACAATCGCTGGAGTTCGTGATCTATCACATGGGGCCGCACTACATGCGCTTCAGCGAGAAGCTGACAAAGCTCTTCGCGCGACCGGGGCATTACTTCGAGCACATGACCGACGCTCTGGTGAAGGGCGACATCAAGAGCCGGATGGAGGCCTATTGGCTGCAGCGCCAGATGGGCATGTCGAACGCCAACGAACTGCGCGCCAAGGAAAATCAGCCAGACATCGACGGCGATGCGGGCAGCGAATACTGGCGCCCCTCGAACATGGCGGTGGCGGGCCAGCCCGGTACGATCACAGGAGACGCGGAATGAAAAACGAACTGACGGCAATTGTCGCGGCCATTCGGTCGGTGCCCTGGGCGATCCGGCCCGATTACCTGGAGGCGATCGAGGCCATCGCCGTGCGCGCGCTGGACAGCGATGTGCTTCAGCGGCTCGCGTCGGATGGTCACGCCGCGCAGGTTGCGACCAGCCTGGAGGCTGTGGCGGCGCTCGGTACCCGGCTTGACGGCTCGGAAATGAGCATGATCCGCAACGGCACGGCGGTCGTTCCACTGGTCGGCGCAATCTATCCGCGATCCAACATGGTCAGCGCGTCCTCTGGCGGCACGTCGCTGGATAGCGTGATGCGGGATTATCGTGTTGCGGACTCGTCGACCGATGTGCAGCGGATCGCCCTACTGGTGGACAGCCCCGGTGGCGTCGTGTCCGGCCTGGGCGAGGCCGCCGAAGTCTTGCGCGCATCGTCAAAGCCCATGACGGCATTCGTGACCGGACAGGCCGCCTCGGCCGCCTATTGGTTGGCGGCGCAAGCATCTGAAATCGTCATGGATCGCGCGGCAATGGTTGGCTCGATTGGCATCGTAGCGTCGATGAGCCGTCAGGAATCGGCGGATGCCGGTGGCCGCATGTCCTACGAAATCGTGTCGAGCGGCGCGCCGATGAAGCGTCCCGACCCATCGACCGAAGAGGGACGCGCCGCCATTCAGCGCGATGTCGATGCGTTGGAATCCGTCTTTGTGGCGGATGTCGCCGCCGGGCGGCGTGTCGCCGAGGGTGTTGTGCGGGAGCAATTTGGCAAGGGGGCCATGCTCGCCGCCGCCGAAGCGATCCGCTCTGGCATGGCCGATCGCGTCGGGACACTGGAGAGCGTTCTGTCTGAGAGTTCCGGGTCGAGCCGGGCAGTCGTCGCAGGGGGCCGTGCGCGGGCCGTTGCGCAAGTTGAAACGCGGCGGAGGGCCGCAACATAGGAGCGAACCATGGATAAAATCCTGGAGCTGAAAGCCCGCCGTGCGGCGGTGATCGACAAGATGGACGCGCTGGTCGCATCCGTGCCGGAAGGCGAGGACTGGACCGAAGAGAATACGGCGTCGTTTGAAACCCTCAAGGCAGAAGACGACCAGATCGCGGGCGAAATCGCGCGCCTCGAAGAGGTCGAGCGCCGCCGTGCGGAATCGGCGCGCCCGGTCGAGCCGCTTCCCGCGCCGCAGGCGCCGGGTGCCACGGCCCCGGTTCCGGCGACGCCCGCCGAGAAGGGCCTGACCTTTGCGCGGATGGTGCGCACGATCGCTGCGGCCGGCGGCAACCAGTACGTCGCACAGCAGATCGCGGAGGCAAACGGCGACAGCGGGCTGTTCGCGGCGGGCCAGCAGATGGGGCAGGGTTCTCTTGGCGGCTTCCTCGTGCCCGAGGACGTGTCGGGCGAGGTGATCGAACTGCTGCGCCCGGCGAGCGTGGTGACGGCCATGGGGCCGCGCATCGTGCCGATGCCCAATGGGAACCTGACCACGAACCGTCGCGCGTCTGGTGCGACGTTCGAGTATGGTGGCGAAACCAATGATGCCCCGGCGACCGGCTACACCTACGGGCAGGTCAAGCTGTCGGCAAAAAAGCTGCGCGGGATCATTCCGATTTCCAACGATCTGCTGCGTTCGTCCTCGACGGCGGTGGACCGGATGATCCGCGATGATGCCGTTTCCGATGGTGCGCAGATTCAGGATCGTTTCTTCCTGCGCGGAACGGGCACCGAGTATGCGCCGAAGGGCCTGCGCTTCCAGCTGACCGGAACAAGCTATGCGAGTTCGAACATCCTGACCATGACTGCGACCCCTGACCTTCAGAAGGTGGATAACGATCTCGGGCGGATGGAGCTGGCGCTCGGCAATGCCAACGTTCCGTTCACCGGGGCACACTGGATCATGTCGCCGCGCACCGCGATGTACCTGACGAACCTGCGCGACGGAAACGGCAACAAGGCCTACCCGGAAATGTCCGACGGGCGGCTCCGTGCGAAGCCGGTGCATGTCACCACCGAGATCCCGGACAACCTCGGTGGCGGCACGGAGTCGGAGCTGATGCTGGTGCATCCCGCTCATATCCTGATCGGTGAGCACATGGGGATCGAAGTCGCGATGTCCACCGAGGCTGCCTACAAGGACAGCGCGGGCCAGATGCAGGCCGCGTTCAGCCGCGACGAGACGCTGATGCGCATGATCATGCAGCACGACATCGGCGCGCGTCACCTGCCTGCAATTGCCGTCATGACCGGCCTTACCTGGGGCGTCTAACAACGGCCCGGTCCCAATGGGACTGACCTCGGGTGGGCCAATGGTGGCCCCCCCGATCTTCTTGAGAGTGGAGGATTTTCAACATGACTACGCAAATCCGTAGCATCGGCGACCTGATCAAGGTTGATCGCGCCGCCGCGAATACAGCCGTCACCGCAGGTGGAAGCGGTGACGATACCGAGGTGACCGGCGTTACGCTGGATCGCCTGTCGATGAACTCGCCGCAGTCCGCAGTGCTGGCGATTCCGTTCACCGCGACGCTTGCCGAGGGTGAAACCCTGTCGCTGGCCTACGAGGTCGAAGAGGGGCAGGCGTCCAACCTTTCCGACGCAGCGACGCTGCAATCCGCCGCGACGGCGGTGGTTGCCACCGGCCCCTCTGGCGGCGGCACCGTAACCGGGACGTTCGAGGTCAACGTACCCCTCATGGGCGCGGGCCAGTATGTGCGGGCGAAGTTCACCCCCAACCTGAGCGCGGCGAATACCGACACTGCCGCGCTGAGCGCGGTGCTGGTGTTCGGCGGTGCAGAGCGTCTGCCGGTCTGATGCGGCGCGTAACATTCACCCGGGTGTACCGAATGTATCAACCCGGGGAGACGGCGGGCTTTAGCGACAGCGAAGCCGCGTCTCTCATTCCCGCGTTCGGCTATGATGCGGATGGTCCGCCGCCCGCAGAAATCGCCGCCGCGGAGAAGGCCAAGGCCGAGGCAAAAGCGCAGGCGAAGGCCGACGCTGAGGCTGCTGCCAAGGCCGAGGAAGAGGCCAAGGCGAAGGCCGACGCTGAGGCTGCTGCCAAGGCCGAGGAAGAGGCCAAGGCGAAGGCCGACGCTGAGGCTGCTGCCAAGGCCGAGGAAGAGGCCAAGGCGAAGGCCGACGCTGAGGCTGCTGCCAAGGCCGGTGGCAAGAGCAAGGGTTAACCATGCGGCTTACGCTCGTGACCCCCCCCGCGAAGGATGCAATCTCTTTGCACCAGGCGAAGGCGCATTGCCGTGTCGATCACGGCGATGACGATTTCCTGATACCGAACCTGATCGCGGGGGCGGTCAATTATCTCGATGGTCCGTCCGGTATTCTCGGGCGGGCCATCATGCCGCAGACATGGGCGCTGGAGCTGCCTTCGTGGCCGGATGCGATTGCCCTGCCGGTGGAGCCGGTGCGGTCCGTTTCGGTCACCTATGTCAGCGCCGCGGGCGTGAGCGAGACGCTGTCATCTGACAGCTACGAACTGGTGCAGTGGCCGTCACGCGCGCCACGATGGCAGTTTGTGGATGGCGCGCAGCGTCCCGCCCTTGGCGACGTGACATACCCGATCACCATAACCATGGAGGCCGGGGCCGCGTCGGTTTCCGAGGTCGATGACGGCATCAAGATCGCGATCCTGATGCTGGTCGGTCACTGGTACGAGAACCGCGAAGCGGTGGCGCCGGTGGCGGTCACGGAACTGCCGATGGCCGTTGATGCGCTGTTGGCGCGGCACCGCAGGGTGTTGTGATGTCGGCTGGGCGACTCACCGAGCGCGTGGCGTTCGACGCGCCGACGCAGGCTCCGGACGGGTCCGGGGGTGTCGAGGTGGGCTGGGCAGAGCAGTTCATCAGCTCGGCGCAGTTCATCTACTCGCGCGGGTCCGAGGCGGTTGATGCGGCGCGCCTGCAGGGCCGTGCGATCTACAAAGTAAAGGTGCGGTCCAGCACGAAATCGCGCTCCATCACGACGGATTACCGAATGCGGGACGTGCGGCGCGGCACCGAGTACCAGATCAGGGAGGTTGATCCGATCACGGATCGTGCCTGGGTGTACCTGGTCGTTGAAAGCGGGGTGGCAGTGTGAGCGTTTCGCGCGAGTTGCAGACCCTGATATTCGACACGCTGGTGGCGGATGCGGGTGTTGGCGCTCTCGTTGGTGATCGCATCTATGATGCCATGCCGTCTGAGGGGCAATATCCCTGCATCACGTTCGGCCCGGCCGACAGCTTCAACGATGACCTCCAGTGCGTGGACGCGCGCACGGAAACCGTGCAGCTCGACGTGTGGTCGCGTGATCAGGGCCGCATGGGGCCGTGCAAGGATATCTGCGACGCGGTGAAGGTGGCGCTTCACCTGTCTGACCTTTCGCTGTCTCAGCACGCGCTGGTCAGGATCAGGACAGACGGCATCCGGGTGTTTCGCGACGCCGATGGCGTCACGGCGCATGGTGTCGTCACGGTCGAGGCCGATCTGGAAGAGGCCAATGGTTGACGGTCTCGCCAAGTTCGAGGCGCGCTGGAAGCGGATACCGAAGAACGCGCGCATCAACGTGCGGGCGGCGATGGAAGACGCAGCCAACGACATCGTCGAGGAAATGTGGTCGCGCGCGCCACAGGGCGCGACGGGCCGTGTCGGCGCGTCCATCGGGTGGACGTGGGGCAAAGCTCCGGCGGGCTCGTTCGTGATCGGTCGGGTTGGAAGGACCGAGTTTGCGAGTATGCGGATCACGATCTTCGCGGGTGGCGGTGATGCGTTCTATGCGCGGTTTCACGAGTTCGGGACGGTGAAAATGCCCGCGCAACCGTTCTTCTTTCCGGTTTGGAGGGCGCGGAGGAAGCGGGTCCGGTCACGGATATCGCGGGCGATCAGGAAGTCGATCAGAGAGAGTTAGCGGCAGGACGTGCTTTCCATGATCGCCGTCATGGATTCGGTGTGTTTTTCGACAGCTTCCGCGATGTCGTTGGCTGCCTCAACCATTACGGCCTTTGCTTTTCCTTCTGCCCCCGAAAGCTCGGACTCAAGCAGCAGGTTCGTTTGAACGACAAGAACGCTGATGGCCAGTTCGGCGGATGTTTTTCTTTGGTCGAGATAATCGAGGCACGGTTTTCGGTCTGCCGCCGCCTGCGTCGCACTAAAGATCAGCGCGAGTATCGCAATTCGAAACATAGGAGGCCTCCATGAAGATCAGGGTTCTACGAGATGCGCACCATCGCATCAGTTCCGGCAAAAGCCAATCATTCACGGCCGGAAGCGAAGTATCCGTCCCGAAGGCGACCGCAGAGTCGCTTGTGGCACGGGGCGATGCCGAGGTGATCGGCGACCAGAAACCGTCAACCGCAAAGGAGTAATTTCATGGGGACGGGAAATCAGACAACCCGGCTGGTCATCCAGCTTGGCGATGGCGCGACGCCGACAGAGGCATTCGCGCACACCTGTGGCGCAAACAGCTTCGGGGTCACGCTGACCAACAACCTCGGCGAAAACACGGTGCTGGACTGCACCGATCCGCTCGATGTGCCGGGCTCCATTGTCCGCCACCTGGAGAGTCAGGACACCAGCGCCACGATCAGCGGGATGGTGACAACCGAGGCATGGCCCACCTGGCGTGCCTGGGCCGATGACGGCATCGAGAAGAACATCAAGATTCTACTCGACGAGAGCGCCGCGAATAACGGCGGGTTCTGGACGCTTCCTGCCTACTGCCAGCAGCTCGAATTGGGCAAGGAAAGCTCGGGGAAGGTGTCGTTCACCGCCACGATCAGCGGTGCCGGTCAGCGCACATGGACTGACGCGACCTGATGGTTGACGTTGTGCGGGAGTGGGCCGGGAAAGAACGTCTTTTCCGGCTCAACTTTGGTGGCGTGCTGGATTTGGAGCAGGCCACCGGCGACGGCATCGGCAACATCTTCCTGCGGGTGGTTGGTGGCACGTTTCATGCCGGTCATGTCTATCACACGATCCGGCTTGCCCTGATCGGCGCCGGCATGGGGGTGCTGGACGCCAAGCGCGTCATGGATGCGCATTTCGACACAAGGCCATACCTCGAGAACGCATCGCTGGCCGGGGAAATCCTGACCGACCTGATGTCTGGCGTGGAGCCCATCGAGGACGAGGAAGGCGGCGAAGAGGCTGAGCATGAGCCCCACAAGTTCTCCGAGGTCAGCCAGATTTGCCGCACGTTCAACCTGTCGCCGCTCGACCTGCGCGACATGCGCTACGCCGACTTCGCAAATATGGTGCGCGGCTTCAACGCCGCGAGCGACCGCAAGGCCCCGCACCTGACCGAAGACGAGTTCATCGACATCCTCAACCGCTATGAGCCGGAGGCGGTGCAGTAATGGCACAGACCGTCGAAGACGCCCTTCTGGTTCGCATGGAGGCGAGCCTGCGCAAGTTCGAACGCCAGATGGAGGGCGGGCGCAAGGCGGCGGTGAGGGCGGCCAAGGGCTCAGAGCAGGCGTGGAAGAGGTCTGGCCAGCAGATCACGGCCAACGCGAACCGTGCGGCAACAGGGCTTGGGCGGTTGAGCAGCGTGTCCGGTTCCAGCCGCTTCGTGATCCAGAACACGGCCAACCAGATCGGGGACATGGCAATCCAGCTGGAGGGCGGGGCCAACGCCTTCCGTGTGATGGGGCAGCAGATTCCGCAGGTTCTTGGTGGTTTTGGCGCTCTCGGCGGCTCGCTCGGCGTTCTCGCACCGCTTCTTGGTACGGTTGCGGCGCTCGGGCTTCCATTGGCGGGCATGTATTTTGCAATGAGCCAAGACGCCGATGAGGCGGCGGATAAGACCAAGACCTTCGCTGATCGGTTGGGTGAGGCCGAATCGGCCATCAAGAACGCGGGGGCGGCGGCAGAGGCGGCGAGCGTCGAGGGGCTGGAGGGTCTTGGCGAGATGTTCGGCGAGATTACCGAAGAGGTGCGCGATCTGGCGCTGGAGCTTTTCCGGATCGAGGAGCGGGCTGCCAAGCTGAAGCTCGGCCAGATCATTGACGAGGTGACGGGCGGTATTGCCGATGCGACAGAGGCCGCGGCGGGGGCCGTGGACAGCGCGCTGGCACAGGCCGGGACGGATGAGGCGATCGCGGCGGCGGCGGCGTATCGGGCGGAAATCGAGCGACTTCAGGCGGCCATCGACGCCCGGCGCAATGCGGGGCTGCTGGTCGATCAGGCGGAGATCAATCTGCTCAACCAGATGCGCCAGGAGCTGGCCGCGATGGAGGGCGATTTCGCGAATATTGGGTCGCTGGCCGATGACGTGAAGCTGCCGCCCGAACTGCTGGCCCAGCTCAACCAGGCACAGGCCGCGCTGCAAGCCGCGCAAGAGGCGGGTGATTTTGGCACTGTCGCGGATCAGCTCGCCATCATCCGCGAACTCATGGCCCAGATGGGCGATACGTTTTCGCAGGATGTCCTGGACAAGGTGACGCTTGCCGAAGAGCAGGCCCGTCTCATGGCAAAGGCCATGGAGGACGGCAAGGCCGCTGCGGAGGGGATCGAGGATACGGACATGGAGGCGGCGATCGGCGGTGCCGCGAGCGAAGCCGTGCGGCTCGCTCAGGCGCTCGGCGTATCGCTCGACACCGCCCGCAAGATTGCCGCTCTCGGGCCGCAGGGGCGGACGGAGACGGTCGGTCGCGGGCGCGGTGGTGACCCTCGGGAAATGGGCGGGTCTTTCTTTGACATTCGCAACCGCGAGGGCACCGAGTTTCTCGACAACTTCAAGCCGCCTCGCTCTTCTCGCCGCCGTGGTGGCTCTAGCGAAAAGCCCGGTCTTTTCGACGCGGCAGAGCAGCAGCTGACTAACCTCAATCGCCAGATCGAGATGATCGGCAAGACGCAGGGCGAGGTCGCGGAGCTGACCGCGAAGTACAAGCTGCTGGACGAGGCGAAGAAGCGTGGCCTCGATCTTGACGAGCGTCAGATCGACACGGGCGAGACCCTGCGCGAGCAGATCGACCGGCAGGCCGGGGCCATCGGCAACCTTTCGCAGAAATACGAGGACGCCCGCGAGCGTGCCGCGTTTTTCGATCACCAGATGGCCGCGACGAAGGACGGCATTCTCGACGCGATTGTCGAGGGCGAAAATCTCGCTGGCGTTCTGGGCGATGTGGCCAAGGCGTTCGCCAAGGCGGCGCTTGAGGCGA